ATGATCACGATCACGATCGAAGAGACCGACAAGGACGGGCAGTTGCTCGGATGCCACGTGGCCTCCGCGCCCATCGACAAGAACGACACCAAGGGCATCGGCTCGCTGCTGGCGAGGAGCGTCGGCGGCCTGATGTACCACACCGAGGCCCGCGCGGAGATCCCGCTGCTGATCGCGGCCGCTGGCACGCACCGGGCCAGTTCATGCACGCGGGCGATCGGCCACGCGGCGGGCCTGGCCACCGGGACGTATGGCTTCGACCTGGCGATCAAGCCCGTCATCGAGATTGACCGCCTGCTGGACTACCGCGCCAGCAAGCGCGATCGCGAGACCGCAGCGCAGACGCTCAAGATCATGGGCGCCACCATCCGCCGCCGCGAGGACAACGAATAAGCGATGAGCGATGGCCCCTCCATTCTGCTCGAGTCGGCGCGCACGTACCTCGCTCGCGGGTACGCGGTCATCCCTGTGCCGGCGCGGAAGAAGATCCCCGTGCTCAAGGGGTGGACAGACCTGCGGCTCTCCGAGAGCGACCTGCCGGCGCACTTCAACGGCACCGGCAACATCGGCGTGTTGCTGGGCGAACCGAGCGGGTGGCTGGTGGATGTCGACCTCGACTGCGACGAAGCGGTCGCGCTCGCGCCCAAGTTCCTGCCGCCGACGGGCGCGATGTCCGGGCGGCCGGGCAAGCCCGCGTCGCACTGGTGGTACGTGTGCGAGGGGATGAAGACCCGCAAGCACCAGGACCCGGTGTCGAAGAAGATGATCGTTGAGCTCCGGAGCACCGGCGCGCAGACGGTCGTCGGCCCGAGCATCCACCCCAGCGGGGAGCCGTACGACCCGCTGGATGGCGAACCCGCCGTGGTCGACGCCGGGGACCTGGCCGCCGCCGTCGCGGCGTTGGCCGAGGCCGTGACCGAGGCCAGGCACGGGCGCAAAGAAGCGATCGTTTCACAACCGCCGTCACTACGAAGCGATCGCTTCCCAGCGGGCGACGCTGTGCTCCGGCGCGCCGCGGCATACCTGGACCGCATCCCACCAGCGATCTCCGGCTCGGGCGGGCACAGTCAGACCTACACGGCCGCGACGGCGATGGTGCACGGGTTCGCCCTCGATCCCGAGGCGGCGTTCTCGCTGCTGTGGGATCGGTACAACCCGCGGTGCGAGCCGCCGTGGTCTGAGAAAGAGCTGCGGCACAAGGTGACCGACGCCGCCAACAAACCGCACGACCGTCCGCTCGGCTGGCTCCGCGATGCGCAGAAGGCCGAGGATCTGGGCGGCGTGGACCTGTCGGGCTTCATGGCAGCGCCGGCGAAGGCGAGCGACGAAACGGCAGCCCCGGACGAGGACACGCCGGTCGATCCCGGCCCGCTTCCCGAGCGGTACCTCGCGGTGCCGGGGTTCATCTCCGAGGTCATGGCGTTCAACAAGGAAACGGCCCACCGCTGGCAGCCGATGCTCGCGCTCGCCGGCGCGATGTGCCTGCAGGCCGTGCTCGCAGGCCGCAAGGTCCGCGACGAGCGCGGCAACCGCACGAATCTGTACGTCGTGTGCCTTGCGGGCTCTGGCTCGGGCAAGGACAACGCGCGCCTGATCAACAAGGCGGTGCTCTTCAAGGCCGGGCTCAACGGGCTCGAGGGCAACGAGGACCTCGCCAGCGACGCCGGGCTGGTCACCGCCGTCGAAGCCGAGCCCGCGATCCTCTTCCAGATCGACGAGTTCGGGCGCTGGCTCCGCACCATTGGCGACCCGAAGAAGGCCCCGCACCTGTTCAACGTCATCTCGACGCTAATGAAGATGTACTCGTCGGCGCGGAGCGTCTTCAAGGGCAAGGCCTACGCCGACGCCAAGCGGAACAAGGTCATCGACCAGCCGTGCGTGTCACTCCTCGCGACGACCGCGCCCGAGCACTTCAAGCACGCGCTCACGCCCGACGCCATGAGCGACGGGTTTATGGCCCGGCTCATCGTGTTCGAGACCGGGGAGATGCCGCCGCGCGTATGGCAGCCCGAGAAGGACCCGCCGCAGGCGATCGTGGATGCGGCCACCTGGTGGGGCGCGTTCAACCCCGGCGGCAACCTCAGCCGCGAGCACCCCAAGCCGATGGTGGTTCCGACCACCGACGACGCCCGCGCCGTGTTCAACCGCCTCGCGGCGCTCGCCGACACCGAGATGGAGCGCCCGCGCGAGGACCTGCGGTCGATCTGGGCACGCGTCGAGGAGAAAGCCTGCCGCCTGGCGCTGATCTACGCCTGCTCCAAGAACCGCGAGAAGCCGGTCATCGACGCCGACGCAGCGGAATGGGCGTGCGGGCTGTCCGAGCACCTGACCCGTCGCGTGCTGTACCTCGCCCACGAGTATGTGTCGCAGGGCGAGTTCGACGCCAAGCAGAAGGCCGTCCTCCGCGCGATGCGGACGGCGGGCGGACGCATGACCCGGTCGCAGATGTGCCGCGTGACCCAGCACCTGACCCAGCGCGAGCGGGACGAGGTGCTTGAGAACCTCAAGGAGACCGGCCGCTTGAAAGAAGGAGTCGAGCCGACCGCTGGGCGGTCAAGGAGGGTGTATGAACTCCTGCCGTAGCAGGCCAGAAACGCGGGTCGGACGAGGCCAGACCCTTCTTTCACATTCTTCACGCGCGATCTCTCGGGGCGGGGGGGCGGGCGGGAAGGGAGCAGAGAAGGAGGGGTTGAAGAAAGTGAAAGAAGGTATCTCTCTCCTTTCTATACCTTCCCCCACCCCTCCCCCGCCCCCCTGCATCCCCACGTCAGCGCCCATGCAGGTCGTGTGCCAGGCCGCGCCTAGCGGGAGCCGTCCAGCCGGAAGCCTTACGGGACGGGAGGCGGATGGCGTTAGGTACTTCCCGGGCCAGATGGCGTGGCTAGGCCCGCGGGAACAGCCGCGCTTGGCGACAGAGTTTGTTTCGCCCGTCCGAACGCGGGGCGGGCCTCTGGCGGGGTTGGTACGCCTCGCCGCCAATGACGCGACGTGGGCCAACGTGGGCGGACCCGTGGCCAACGGGCGGGGCCCGTAGCGGGCGGAACTTGGGGCGCTGAACGCCCTAACGGACGGGCCCGACTGCCCGAGCGATCCAGCCAACCAACAAGCGATCCACCGATCCCCGGACCCACCGCTTGTGCGGCGGGCCACCACGACGCTTTGCGCTGGCGTTCCCCGCCGCGCTTCGGACGGAGATCGCTATGAACATCGAGACGCTGCCCATCGACGCGGTGAAGGAATACGACCGCAATCCCCGCACCATCAACGACGCCGCCATTGACGCGGTGGCCAAGAGCATCGAGGCGTTCGGCTTCAAGGTGCCGATCCTGATCGACGCCGACGGCGTGATCATCGCCGGGCACACGCGGCTCCGCGCGGCGCGGAAACTCGGGCTCAAGGAGGTGCCGACCATCCGCGCCGATGATCTGACGCCGGAACAGGTCAAGGCGCTGCGCATCGCCGACAACAAGGTCGCCACGCTGACTTCGTGGGACATGGAGCTCCTGCCGCTGGAGCTGGCCGACCTCAAGGGCGTGGACTTCGACCTCGCGCTGCTCGGCTTCAGCGCCGAGGATCTCAGCGCCATCATGGCTCCCGCGGGCAGCGAGGGCTTGACCGACCCCGACGACATTCCTGGGCAGCCCGACGCCGCGACGACGGTGCCCGGCGACATCTGGGTGCTCGGCAACCACCGCCTGATGTGCGGGGACTCATCGAAGCCCGAAGACCTGGACCGTCTGCTTGATGGCCAGCCGATCCATCTCGTGAACACGGACCCGCCGTACAACGTGAAGGTCGAGCCGCGATCGAACAACGCGATCGTCGCCGGCCTGAGCTCGTTCGCGCTGCCCGGCAAGGCAGACCAGCACGACCAGCAGAGCGCCGACCTCAACCGCTACCCCGAGAAGAGCCGCGCCACGCATAAGAAACTCCGCGCGAAGGACCGACCGCTGGCGAACGACTTCGTGTCCGACGATGAGTTCGACCGGCTGCTCGCGGCATGGTTCGGGAACATCACCCGCGTGCTCATCCCCGGCGGCACGTTCTACATCTGGGGCGGCTACGCCAACTGCGGTAACTACCCGCCAGTGCTGAAGCGCTGCGAGCTCTACTTCGCCCAGGCGATCATCTGGATCAAGGAGCACCCGGTCCTTACGCGCAAGGACTTCATGGGCAACCACGAGTGGTGCTTCTACGGCTGGAAGGAAGGCGCAGCGCACCGCTTCTTCGGCCCCGCGAACGTGCCCGACACCTGGTCGATCAAGAAGGTCAACCCGCAGAGCATGGTCCACCTCACGGAGAAGCCCGTCGAACTCGCGCGGCGGGCCATCGAGTTCTCATCGCGTCCAGGCGAGAACGTGCTCGATCTCTTCGGCGGCAGCGGCTCCACGCTCATCGGCGCGGAGATGACCGGGCGGCACGCGTTCCTCATGGAGCTCGATGCGCTCTACTGCGATGTCATCGTGCAGCGCTGGGAGAAGTTTACGGGCCGCAAGGCGGAGCGACTCCCTGCAAAGGGTGTGGCCGAAGAGAAAGCCGCGACGAGCGTCGCGGCTGGGAGCAAGGCGTGATGGGCGCTTCACTCGTCGTCGAGCGTGGGAAGAGCCCCGTCGGTCGCTTCGTCCCATTCAAGGGCGTAGCGCTCGGCGATGTCCTCGAGGTCGTGCTCGGTGAGGTAGTCGGCCGTCTTGCGCTCTTGGCAGGACGCGACGGCGCGGGCGAGATCCGTCCACTCCTCGATCGTGACCATCCGGTCCTGCCTCGCGCCAAGCAGGTAGAGTGCAGCCTGGAGCACGGCCTCGAGTTGGGCTTGGGTAGGCGCGGGCTGCGGGGCGGGGGTGGCGCTCATGGCTCAGGCTCCCTTCCCCGCGACAAAGACGCCGCGCTCGTGCTTCTTGAAGCGGGCGGCGGTGCCCTTGGCGGCGATCTCCCGGATGATCGCGGCGTAGAGCGTGGCCTCCGGCGTCTTGCCGCCGGGGCTCGTCCACAGGCCCTTCGCCTCCATCGCGGCGATCATCTCCTTGGCCCGCATCGGCACCTCGCTCGCGGCGAGCACCTGCGCAGCCGCGTCGAGGGCGCTGACGCGCTTGGGCTTAGGGGCCTTCGGCGTCTTGGGGGCCTTCTCCCCCTTCGCCTTTCTCCCCTTTGCGGCCGCGCCGAGGTTCGCGTTGTTGGCCACCTCCTTCTCGCTGGGGACCTCGTGGTCCTGCTTCCCGCCCGCCAACCGGTCGTTGATCTCGGCGAGCGCCGCTTTGCGGAGGCGGTCTGTCTTGGCGGCTCCCTCCGCGCGGGCAGCGCTCTTGGACATCTTCGGGGTGCTGGGCGTGCGGGGCTTGGCGGGCTTCTTCGTCTTCGTGCTCATGGTCATCTCCGAACTGGGGGTTGGAACTCCCGTCGCACATTGCGGCGGGGAAGCGTGGCCGTCGCGGTTTCCCGCGACGCCGCGTGGGGTCTGTCAGCAGCCCGCGACGCGCTCCATCTCGTTGAGCACGTCGTGGACCATCGAGTTGGTGGCGGCGGCCCGGCCCCGGCGGTCGGTCCCGTAGACCAACTTGGCGACCTCGGCGGCCTTGGCGTAGCGGCTCTCCCGGTTCTCGTCGCGGGTGATGTGCGCGATGCAGATGTCTTGCTTGCCCGCTCGCCGGGTGTGCTGCTCGATGGTCACTTCCGCACCGCGCTCGGTGCGGCGGATGCTGATGTCTTGGTCGATGCCCTCGATCACGATCGTCTTGATGGTCATGGCGTTGCTCCTTGCGGTTGGTGGTTCTGGTCACTCGGCGTCGTTCAGAAAGGCCTCGACGTGCTCGGGGTCCATGTTGCTGAGGAACCCGACCAGATCGATCAGGTCGCTGCGGACCTTTCCGAGGCTTCCCGCGAAGCCCCAGTTGCGCGGGTCGCCCTTGGCTCCCTCGGCGTGCTTATCGAGTTCCATCTGCAGCACGTCCATCAGGCGGGCGATGTCGTTGCGGCGTGCGGCGTAGGTCTCGGCAGCGGTGGGTTCAGGCTTGGAGGTCTTGGGTGTGCGCTTCGTCATGGTCGTGCTCCTTTGGGTTGGTGGTCTCTGGTAAACAGCGAAGCCCGCATTACGCGGGCTTCAGGTCGTCGGGTGGTTGTCGTTCTTGCGGTCCCAACTCGTCGTGTCTTTCGGCTGGCCAACCGCCCGGAGGTAGTCGACCAACTCATCGGCGGCCCAGGTGTCGCCGTCGATCGCGTCGTGCTCGTTGGGTGCGTCGGTATCGCGGTCGATCTCGAAGAGGCGGAAGCCGCCCAGCGCTCCGGGGCGCGGTCCCCAGTGCCCGTCGAGGTGGCGGCCGCGTCCGGCGGGGACCGTCGCGATGTTCCAGGTGCGTCCGTCGGGCGTGTGGATCTCGATCGCGGGGATATGGAACCCGCTCTTGGCGAGGGTCTTGGCGAGGTCGATCGTGGTCTTCGTGGTCGCGTTCATGGTCGTGGTCTCCGTCGCGTGCGGGGGGTGCGTTGTTCCCGCTCGCGTTGGACACACATTGGCCGGCTGACGGGGAACAGGCAAGGCGTTCGGCCTGCATTTCTCGATGATTCCGTGACATGTGGGCAACTCTTCCGTCCATGTGGGCAAGTCCACGCGGGAGGTCCGCAATGACTCCCGAACACGCGCCTAGTTCCGGGCCAGCGGCGGGGGGACAGGGAATGTCCCGGCTCAACCCGGCGGCGCTGCCCGTGGCGGACGCCGCCCGCGTGCTCACGCGGCTGGGCGGGAAGCCCGTCACTGAAGCGATGCTCCGCGCCGACATCGATGCGGGCGCGCCGGTCAACGCCGACGGGAGCGTCAACCTTGTGCACTACGCCGCGTGGCTCGTGAAGGAGATGTCCGCAGGTGGCGATTGACCCGCGCAAACTCAAGCCCGGCGAACTCGCGCGGCTGCTCAACAGCACGCCGCTGGGCGAGGTGATCAGCGAGCGGCAGCTCCACCGGCATCGCACGCGCGCCGGGTTCCGCGTCGCGGCAGACGGCGACGCGGGCAAGGTTGATCTGTTCCGATACGTGGCGTGGCTCGTGGCGACGCGGCACGAGGCGATCGCCGAGGCCGCGAGTGCGCCCGAGGGATTGACGGGCTACGACGCGATGAAGGAGCGTGCCCGGCTCCGCAACGCGATGCTCTCGCTGTCGGGACGGGACATTGGCGACCTACCACCGGTCGCGGACGCAGCGAGGAGGCAGAAGGCGGCCCGCGACTTCCGGTTCTTCTGCGAGGCGTACTTCCCGCAGACGTTTCACCTGAAGTGGTCGAACGACCACCTCAAGGTCATCGCCAAGATTGAGCAGGCGGTGCTCGATGGCGGGCTGTTTGCGATGGCGATGCCGCGCGGCTCAGGCAAGACCTCGCTCTGCGAGATCGCGTGTCTGTGGGCGTTGGTGTACGGGCACCGGGAGTTCGTGGCGCTCGTGGGGTCGGACGAAGAGCACGCGGCGGGGATGCTGGACTCGATCAAGGCGGAGCTGGAGAACAGCGAGATCCTCGGCGGGGACTTCCCAGAGGTCTGCCACCCGATCCGCGCGCTCGAAGGCATCCACCAGCGGGCTTCAGGGCAGCTCTACCAAGGCAAGCAGACCCACATCGGGTGGACCGCCCGAGAGATCGTGCTGCCCACGATCCCGGGCTCCGCAGCATCAGGGGCGATCATCCGTGTCGCGGGGATCACGGGCCGCATCCGTGGCATGAAGCACAAGCGTGTCGACGGTGTGAGCGTCCGCCCGTCGCTGGTGCTGATCGACGACCCGCAGACCGACGAGAGCGCCCGCTCGCCTTCGCAGTGCGCCAACCGAGAGCGCATTCTCGCGGGCGCGATCCTGGGCATGGCCGGGCCCGGACGGAAGATCGCCGGCCTGATGACGCTAACGGTGGTCCGCCCCGACGATCTGGCGGACCGCATTCTCGACCGCGACAAGCACCCGCAGTGGCAGGGCGAGCGGACCAAGATGGTCTATTCGTTGCCCAAGAACGAGAAGCTCTGGGCCGAGTACGCCCGCGTGCGGGCCGAGGGGCTCCGTGCCGATCGCGGGATCGTCGATGCCACGGCGTTCTACGGCAAGCACCGGACGGCGATGGATGATGGGGCGGTGATCGCGTGGCCGGAGCGGTTCAACCACGACGAGCTGTCTGCGGTTCAGCACGCGATGAATCTCCGGCTGCAGAATGAGGCCGCCTTCTTCGCCGAGTACCAGAACGAGCCGCTGCCCGAGGTTGAGGTCGCCGATGATCTTCTGAGCGCCGACCAGATCGCGGCAAAGGTGAACGGGCACGCCCGCGGGCTTGTCCCGCTCGGGTGCTCGCACGTGACGATGTTCGTGGACGTGCAGGGCAAGGCGCTGTTCTACCTTGTCGCCGCATGGGAGGACGACTTCACCGGGCACATCATCGAATACGGCACCGAGCCGGATCAGAAGCAGGCGTACTTCACGCTTCGGGATGTGCGGCGGACGCTCGGGGCCGCGTCGCCCCGCGCCGGTGTAGAGGGCGCAATCTACGGCGGACTGGAGCGGCTGATCGAAGCGACGGTTGCCCGCGAGTGGCGGCGCGATGATGGTGCGATGGTGAGGATCGACCGCTGCCTGATCGACGCCAACTGGGGTTCATCCACGGATGTGGTCTATCAGTTCTGTCGCCAGAGTCCGCATGCCAGCGTGCTCACTCCGAGCCACGGACGCTATGTCGGCGCGAGCAGCCTCCCGTTCAGCGATTACAAGCGGAAGCGCGGCGAGCGGGTCGGCCTGAACTGGCGCGTGCCGATTGTGACCGGAAAGCGGGCGGTGCGGCACGTCCTGTTCGATACCAACTACTGGAAGAGCTTCGTGCACGCGCGTCTCGCGGTGCCCATGGGCGATCCCGGCGGGCTCTCTCTGTTCGGCCAGAAGCCCGAGCCACACCGTCTGTTGTCGGAGCACCTCACCAGCGAGTACCGCGTGCGGACGGAGGGCCGGGGCCGCACCGTGGACGAGTGGAAGCTGCGGGTCGAAGGGCTCGACAACCACTGGCTCGACGGTCTCGTCGGCGCGGCGGTCGCCGCGTCCATGCAGGGCGCGGTGCTCTTTGGCACTGATCTCAAGCAGGCTGTGCGCCCTCGTCTTCGACTGTCGGCACTCAAGGGAGCGCAGCGCTGATGCCACGCGTGCGGCGAGTCGTCCCGACGGAGAAGGACCAGCCCCTCGGGCTGGTGTGTCGTGGCTGTGGATGCCAGCACTTCCGAGTGCTCTACCTCAAGCGGATTGCCGGTGCGATTGTGCGCCGGCGGGAGTGCCGGCACTGCGGGCGGCGTGTCTCGACCAGGGAAGCCCAGGCGTAGCCCGTTCGATCTATCGAATGACTTGACCCAAGCGCTGCGCAAAGCGGACAGCGGCCCCAGCGACGGCGTATGTAGCCGGGAGACGTCTCGTCGTTTCGAGACGAGGAGACCGCGGTGCCCGACGCCCCACCATCTCCGGATCCCGACCAGGCCCTCCGCGACGCCGCGTCGCAGCCCGCGAAGGCGTCCGTGGATGGGCAGTCCGTCGAGCAGCACCCGCTGAAGGACCAGATCGAGGCCGACCGCTACCTCGCGTCCAAGGCCGCCGCGAGGAAGCCCGGCCTCGGCATCAAGTTCGCCAAGATCGTCCCGCCCGGCTCTGTCTGACCCAGTCATGCTGAAAGCCATCGCCAACATCATGAGCCGGATCGCCCCCCATCGCGGGACGTCCACCGTCTCTCCCTCCCCGGCGGCGTCGCGTGCTCCGCACGGAGGCGGATCGCGCGGCGGCCGTCGTTTGGTCGTGGCCAAGTTCGACTCAGCCAAGACCACACCGGAGAACCGCAAGCACTGGGCGAACGCGGACGGTCTCTCTCCCAACGCCGCCATCAACCCCGAGGTCCGTCGCGTCCTCCGCAACCGCGCCCGATACGAGGTCGCCAACAACTCCTACGCCAAGGGCATCGTCCTCACGCTCGCCAACGACACCATCGGCACCGGTCCCCGGCTGCAGATGCTGACCGACGACGCCGACGCGAATGCTCGGATCGAGGATGCGTTCGAGCAGTGGTCGCGGGCGGTCGACCTGCCCGGAAAACTCCGCACCATGCGGCTGGCCCGGGCAGAGAGCGGCGAGGCGTTCGCGCTTCTGATCAACAACCCCGGCATCGCGTCGGCGGGCTCCCCCGTATCGCTTGATCTCAAGCTCATCGAGGCCGACCAGGTCTGCACGCCCTTGCTTCGCCGCGGGCGCAACGACGAGATCGACGGCATCGCTCTGGATCAGTGGGGCAACCCCTCCGCCTACCGCGTGCTCAAGCGGCACCCCGGTGACAGCGGCGTGTTCCGCACGCCCATCGACGACCTCACGGCCTACGACACGTTCCCCGCCTCTTCGGTCGTGCACTACTTCCGCCCGGACCGGCCGGGCCAACTCCGCGGCATCCCTGACATCACGCCGGCGCTCCCGCTGTTCGCGCAGCTCCGCCGGTACACATTGGCGACGATCGCGGCCGCCGAGACGGCCGCCAACTTCGCCGCCGTCATCTACACCGACAGCCCCGCCAACGGAGAAGCCGATCCGCTGGAACCGATGGACGAAGTCGAACTCGAGCAGCGTTTGGCCACCGTGCTTCCGGGCGGCTGGAAACTCGGCCAGGTCCATGCTGAGCAGCCGACGACCACGTTCGGCGAGTTCAAGCGTGAAATCCTCAACGAGATCGCACGGTGCTTGAACATGCCGTTCAACGTCGCTGCGGGCAACTCCTCGGGTTACAACTACGCCAGCGGTCGCCTTGACCACCAGGTGTACTACAAGAGCATCCGTGTCGAGCAGCACCACCTGCAGCTCGCCGTGCTCGATCGCATCCTGAAGGCGTGGCTCAACGAGGCGGTGCTCGTCGAGGGCTTGCTCCCGCAGTCCCTGCGGACGCGCGCCGCGACACTTCCCGAACACGCGTGGTTCTGGGATGGCGTCGAGCACGTAGATCCCGCCAAAGAAGCCAACGCACAGGCCACGCGCCTCTCTAACCACACGACCACGCTCGCCGCGGAGTTCGCCCGGCAAGGCCGCGACTGGGAGCAGGAGCTCCGCCAGCGTGCCAAAGAGCTCACGATCATGAACGAACTCGGCCTCGCGCTCGCAACGGCACCGGCGGCCGCTCCGGCCGCGAACGCGCCCACCGAGGACACCGATCCCGCAGACCAAGTAGATGAGGAGACCGCCAGTGCCAGTCACCGCTGACAAGACCAAGACGATCCCAGCCCTCACGCTCACTGCAACCGCCGACATCACCGTCGCCGCCGCTGCCGACGGCCAGAGCGCCCCGCTGCCACGCTTCAAGATGGTCGCGTACACCGGCGGCGCGATGCGCGTCGCGGGCTGGCGGCACCCCGTCGTGATCGATCTCGCAGGCCTGGCGGTCCCGTCGCAGGCACGTCCCATCCGCTTCGGGCACGACCCGCTCTCGGGCGTCGGTCACACCGACGCGATCCGCGTCGAGGCCGGGCAACTCGTCGCCACGGGCGTGATCTCGCGTGACACGAGCGCCGCTAAAGAAGTCGTCGCGTCCTCGCGGAACGGCTTCCCCTGGCAGGCGTCCGTCGGCGCGAGCGTCGAGGAGTTTGAGTTCATCAAGGACAACCAGAAGGCGACGGTCAACGGCCAGGAACTCACCGGCCCGGTCAACGTCGTCCGCAAGGCCACGCTCGGCGAGATCAGTTTCGTGGATCTCGGCGCAGACGGCCGCACCAGCGCGAGCATCGCCGCGCGTCAGAACAAGGAGCCCAGCGTCATGGCCGACGACCCCACGACTTCCAATCCCACCCAGTCCCCAATCATCGCCACCGAGCAGACGCCCGAGCAGATTCGCGCGGCGGCTCTCGCTGAGACCGCCCGTATCGCCACCGTTCGCAATGTCTGCGGCGGCAAGCACAGCGAGATCGAGGCTCAGGCCATCCGCGACAACTGGGATGCCACGCGCACCGAGCTCGAGGTCCTCCGCGCTAGCCGCCCCAAGGCTCCGGCCATCCACGCCCCCGACACCAGCGTGACCAGCGAGGTGCTCGAAGCCGCGTGCTTCCAGAGCGCCAAGCTCGAAGGCATCGAGAAGGTCTGCTCCACGCAGGCAATCGAGATCGCCGCCAAGCGGTTCCAGGGCGGGTTGGGCCTGCAGGAACTCCTCTTCGAAGCCGCCATCGCCAACGGGTACACGGGCCGCACGTTCCGCGACAGCCGCCGCGTGCTCGAAGCCGCGTTCGGTCGGGGCATCGAGGCGGGGATGACCACCATCGACGTCGGCGGCATCCTCTCCAACGTCGCCAACAAGTTCCTGCTCGAGGGCTTCTTCAGCGTCGAGCGCGTGTGGCGGAGCATCTGCGCCGTCCGTAACGTCAGCGACTTCAAGACCGTCACGAGTTACCGCCTGGTTGGCAAGGACCAGTACGAGCAGGTCGCCCCCGGCGGCGAGCTCAAGCAGGGCACGCTCGGCGAGGAGACCTACACCAACAAGGCCGACACCTACGGCCTGATGCTCTCGATCGACCGCCGCGACATCATCAACGACGACCTCGGCGCGATCACCACGGTCCCCCGCAAGCTCGGGCGTGGTTCGGGCCTGAAGATCAACGACGTCTTCTGGACGGCGTTCATGAACAACGCCGCGTTCTTTAGCGCCGGCAACAAGAACTTCGTCTCGGGCGCGGACACCGCGCTCGGCATCGACGGCCTCACCAAGGGCGAGGTCGCCTTCATGGACCTCGTGGACTCCGACGGCAAGCCCACCGGCGTGATGCCCGCGATCCTGCTGGTGCCAACGGCGCTCTCGGCGATGGGCACGCAGCTCTACAAGAGCGTCGAGCTCCGGGACACGACCGCGAACACGAAGTTCCCCGTCGCCAACCCGCACCAGGGCAAGTTCCGCATCGAGGTCAGCCGTTACCTCTCCAACGCCCTCTACACCGGCAACTCGGCCAAGGCGTGGTACCTCCTCGCCGATCCGAACGACCTTCCCGTCATCGAGATGGCGTTCCTCAACGGGCAGGAAGCCCCGACCGTCGAGACGTCCGACGCAGACTTCAACATGCTCGGCATCCGGATGCGCGGGTATCACGACTTCGGCGTCAACCTGCAGGACCCGCGCGGCGGCGTCAAGAGCAAGGGCGAAGTCTGAGGGGGCGAAGGCACCGGCGGCAGCATTGGCGGCGGTGCCGAAGTTGGTGGCGGGGTCGGCGGCATCGGCGGCGAACCGTGATCAGCTAACAAAGGAGATCAAGCATGGCTTCAGGTCCAGCAAAGTTCGTTCAGGAAGGCGGAGCGATCGACTACACCCCGGGTGCCGACGTGCTCGTCGGCGCGGTGGTGGTGCAAGCCGACCTCATCGGCGTCACGCAAGCACCGATCAAGTCGGGTCAGCTTGGTTCGCTCGCCGTCACCGGTGTGTTCGATTTCAACAAGGCGGTCGGCGCTGGCAGCGCCATCCCCGCGGGCACACTCACGTACTGGGACGCGGCCGCCCAGAACGCCACCAAGAACGCGGCCGCCGGCGCGAACAAGTTGATCGGCAAGGCGGTGAAGGCCACCGTCGATGCCGACACCATCGTCCGCGTCCGGCTGCAGCAGTAAGGAGTTGGCCGTGGGCGACTTGCTCGATCGCGGCGCAGCCTTCCTCGAATCGCAGCGTCACCAGCACATGACGCGGAGCGTGGTCTACCGACGTGGTACGGACGAGAAGGAAGTCCTGGCCACCATCGGCAAGACCGAGTTCGAGCAGGCGGACGACTCGGGTCTGATCCACCGGGTGGAGTCGCGTGACTTCCTCGTGCGGACGGAAGACCTGGATCTGGGCGCTGGCCTGATCCTCCCGCGGGCGGGCGATCAGGTGCGTGAGACAGTGGGAACAAATGTGTTCGTGTACGAGGTCAACGCACCGGGTGGGCAACCACCGTTCCGGTACAGCGACCCGTACCGAAGGGCTCTGCGGATTCACACCAAGCACATCGACACGGAGTCGTGATGTCAGAAGGCAACGGAACCAATGGAACGAAGGCGCGGTGGGCGGGCGTGCTCGTCACGATCATCCTCGCCACCGGCGCGATGACCATCCAGTGGGGTGTGGTGACCACCAAGCTCCAGCAGCTAGAGAAGCGGATGGATGAGTTCATCGGGGAGGCCCGCAACATCCGCAGCGAGTACCAAGCGATGGAGCGTCGCGTCTCCTACCTCGAAGGCAAGGTGGCCGGCCTCTCATCGATGAAGGGTGGTGTCCCCTGAGCACCATCGTCTCCATCGCCGACGCCCTGGCCTCGCACATCAACGCGGGCACGTTCAGCCAGCCGTTGAGTGCCCAGCGGCTCTTCCAACCGGCGTTCACGCTGGAGGACCTCAAGGACCTCCGCGTGTCCGTGGTCCCCCGCACCACGGGCATCTCAGCGGCCAGTCGCGAGAGCAGCACGTTTGAGTGCGTCCTGGACGTCGGTGTGCAGAAGAAGTTGCCTGCCGAGGGCGAGGTTGCTGAGATCGATGGACTCTTGGACCTCGTCGAAGAGATCGCAGATCACGTCCGTCTCAAGCGTTTGCCCGATGCTTCGGACGCAGCGTGGGTCAGCATCGCGCACGAGCCCGTGGTGTCAACCGAGTCGCTCGAGCAGCACCGTGTGTTCACCAGCGTCTTGAGCGTCACGTACCGAGTTCGGAGGTAGGCCGTGCGGAATGTCGTCATCATCAAGGTCGAACTGGACAGCGGGGACAAACCGCTGTCAACGGCCAAGCTTGTGGCCACGTTCACGCTCATGGCGGCGAGCACGAACTCGCAAGCGGCGACGCTCTCGGACGGCAAGGGCAACGAGGCGCTGCTCCCGCCCGGCGTGCAGTGCTACTTCGAGCGAGTGAACCTGGCGGATCTGCTTGCTCGCAGCAAGGCGGGCGAGGTCTTGTTTGTGGTCGGCCACAGCGCCGAGTGAAAAGGCTGTTGAACAGGGAGTCAGACGATGGCGATCAAACTCGGCATGGAAGCAAAGTTGCTCTTCAAGGTTGGCGGCCAGGCCGGCGGCGGCGCATGGACGGCTTTGGGCAACACCCGCGATGTGACGCTCAACCTCGAAGCAGGCGAGGCCGACGTGACGACCCGCGCTAACGCGGGCTGGCGGGCGACTGTGGCCACGCTCAAAGAAGCGAGCGTGGAGTTCGAGATGGTCTGGGATACCGCCGACCCCGGGTTCACCGCCATCAAGAACGCGTTCTTCGGGAACGACCCCATCGGCTTCCAGGTCCTCGATGCAACCGGCGGCCAGGGGCTTCAGGCCGACTTCTCCATCACCAACTTCAGCCGCAGCGAAGCCCTGGAAGAGGCTATCAGCGTTTCCGTCACCGCCAAGGTCACCTACTCGGCGACGGCACCCTCGTGGATCGGCAGCTGATCGGGGTTCAACAGCCGTTCAACAGACTTTCCAGCGGTGCAACAGGGAAGGACCCAACCGGAGGTCAGAATGCGAACGTTCAAGGACAACGCGGGCAGGCAATGGTTGGTCGAGATCAACGTCGCCGCGCTCAAACGCGTCCGTGGTCTCACCGGCACGGACCTCATGCAAGTCATCGAAGGCACGCTGATCGAGAAGCTGATCCGCGATCCCGTCCTCCTGTGTGACGTGGTCTACGCGATCTGCAAGCCCGAAGCGGATACCCGCACGCCCGCGGTCTCCGACGAGGAGTTCGGCAAGGCGATGGCGGGTGACGCCATCGAAGCCGCGACCACGGCGGTGCTGGAGGAACTCGTGAGTTTCTGCCCGAGCCCGAGGGACCGGGCCAACCTCGGGCGGGTGCTGCAGGCCACGACCAAAGTGATGGAGCGGGCCCGCGACCTGGTGGAGAAGAAACTAGACAGCGGGGAACTGGATCGCCTCGCCGACCGGCTGCTGGCGACTGCTGGCGGCTCGTCTGGCAGTGCGCCGGAATCCTCGGCATCGACCCCGGGCTCCTGACCCTGCGCGAGCTTGTGGCGATGCTCGACGGCAGGCAGCGCCACGACTGGAGCATTGCCAGCAGCATCATGGCGGTCATCGCCAACACCAACCGCGACCCCAAGCGATCCCGCCCCATCAAGCCCAGCGACTTCGACCCATTCGCCAAGCAGTCCCGTTCGTCCGCACCTCTCAAGGTCGACGTGTCGGTTCTCAAAGACGTGTTCATCGACAGGCGATCCCCACGGATTCCGCCTGTCGCTCCGGAGGATTCAAAATGACGACCCGCCATTACGTGTACATCGCCGTCCTCGCCCTGCTCGCGCTCGTCCTGGCCTCGTGCGCCGGGTTCGACCTTGGCGACATCGTTAAGGTCAAGACGCCCAACACCATCCAGCAGACCACCGGCCTGCCATCGACCCTGAGCCTCAACGAGGCCGAGGTCGAATACCAGAACTGGTTCGGCCAGACGCAGACCACCGGCGCGCAGTGGAAGAGCAACATCGAGAAGGCCGGCGAGATCCGCGGGCTGCTCGGCCAGCTCACGCTCTCTGCCCTGGACAGCGTCGGTCCCACCGTGGCGGGTCTGCCCGTCCTCGGCCCGGCGCTACCAGCACTTACTGGCATCGTGGGCCTGTTCATCGGATCGGGCCGGCTCCGCAAGGAGAAGGAAGCCTCGTTCAACAAGGGCATGCAGCGTGTCCGCGAGATCACGGCGGCTGGGGGTGTGTCGCCTGGTAACGGTGGCGGACAGGGCGGGAGCAGCGGCGCGTGATCACCATGCGGATCAAGGACATGTTCTTCGACCGCGCGGCGATCATCCGCGCGGTCGATGGGGCCAAGCGAAAAGTGCTCAGTAAGGCCGGCGCGTTCATACGCACTGCGGCCAAGACCAGCATCCGCAAGCGGAAGAAGTCCGCACCTCCGGGATCGCCGCCGCACTCGCACGAAGGGAGCCTACGGCGGCTGATCCTCTTCGGGTACGACAAGGCCAACGACTCGGTGGTCGTGGGCCCGGTCGGATTCAAGAAGAGCACCGCGCCCAATGTGCTGGAGTATGGCGGCGACACGGTCGTGCTCTCGCGGCGCGGAGGGCGGCTGACATCGCGGAAGGTGAAGATCGCACCGCGCCCGTACATGGCCCCGGCGCTCGAGAAGGAGCGGCCCAAGTTGCCGCTCTTGTGGCGGAACTCGATCAGAAAGGGTAACTGACCGTGGCGGACACGCGTGGCATTCGAGCAGGCAGGGCCTTCGTCGAGCTGGGCGTCAGCGACAAGCTGTCGGCTGGACTGAAGGCGGCCCAGAAGAAACTCGAAGCCTTCGGCGCTGGGCTGCGTTCGATCGGCACCAAGATGGCGGGGATCGGCGTGGCGGCGATCACAGCGCTGCTTGGCACCGCGAAGGCATTCTCCGACACCGGGGACGTGCTCGACAAGATGAGCCAGCGGACGGGCGTGAGCGTGGAGGCCCTCTCAGAACTCGGGTACGCCGCCGACCTCTCGGGTACCGACATGGAGACGCTGGAGAACGGCCTGCGCGTCATGCAGAAGTCACTCGTCGAGGCCGCGAAGGGTTCACAGGGCGCGAACGAGGCCCTCGGATTGCTCGGCCTCACTGTGGCGGATCTGGCGAAGTTGTCGCCGGACGAGCAGTTCAAGTTGCTCGCGGACCGCATCTCGAAGGTACAGGACCCGGCCCTGCGGGCGTCGCTCGCGATGGAACTCTTCGGCAAGGCGGGGACGAAGTTGCTGCCGCTCATGGCCGACGGCGCAGCGGGCATCAACGAGATGCAAGAACAGGCCCGCAAACTGGGCCTGACCGTGAGCACAGAAACCGCCCGCGACGCGGCCGAGCTCAATGACGCGCTCGGCACGCTCTGGAAGGTTCTCAAGCAGGGCGTGTTCACGATCGGCGGGGCGCTCGCGCCCACCATCAAGGAACTCACCGAGCAGATCACGCGGGTGGTCGTGAGCGCCACGGCCTGGATCAAGGAGAACAAGGACCTGGTCGTGTGGGCGCTCAAGGTCGCGGCGGCCGTCGCCGTCGCGGGTGTCGCCATCATCGGCCTGGGATACATCATCTCGGGAATCGGCGCAGCGCTGGGCCTCGTGGCCGGGATCATCGGGGGGATCGGGACAGCCTTTGGCCTCATCGGAGCCGCTATCGGCGCGATCCTCTCCCCCGTCGGCCTGGTCATCGCGGCGATTGTGGCGCTGGGCGGCGTGCTCGTGGTCGCCACGGGCGTCGGTGGCGAGGCCCTCACCTGGCTCGGCGAACAGTTCACGGCGCTGCGGGAGTGGGTCAGCAAGGTGGTCGGCGGAATCGCCGATGCGCTCGCCGCCGGAGACATCGCCCTCGCGGCCGAGATCCTGTGGCTCTCGCTCAAGGTCATCTGGCAGCAGGGCATCGCGGCGCTGAACAAGGCGTGGCTTGGCGCGAAGGAGTTCTTCGTATCGACGGCGTACTCCATGTGGTACGGCGCGCTGGCGGCAGCGGAGATCGTGTTCCACGCACTCGAGGTCGGCTGGATCGAGACGGTCGCGTTCCTCTCCAAGACCTGGACCAACTTCGCCACGGGCTTCCAGATGATCTGGGAGGAGGCATCGTCGTGGGTCGCCAAGCGGATGCTGGAGATTCAGGGGCTGTTCGATTCCGGGCTGGACGTGGACGCCGCCAAGAAGGCTGTGGACCAGCAACTGGAATCACGGCTCGTCGAACTGGAGAACGCAGCGCAGCAGAACGTGGCCGCACGCGAGCAGGCACGCGAGGCGCAGCGCAAGGACGCGGCCGCGATGCACGAGGCCACGCTTGCGGGCATCGGACAGGACTTTGAAGATGCACAGAAGGCGCTCAAAGACAAGACCGAGGCTGGACTCGCAGAATCACAGGCCGCCCTCGATGCGGCCAAGAAGAAGCTCGCCGATGCCATCGAACTGGCCCGCCAGAAGCGTGAAGCTGCGGACGCGGAGAAGGGGCCACGGCGATCCCCGCAGGACTTGATGACTGAGTTCGAGGACCGGCTCTCGGGCCTCGGCGATGCCATCGGCAAGGGGATCAGCGTCACCGGCACATTCAACGCCGCGGGCGTGGCGGGTCTGGGTGGTGGCGACGCGGCCGAGCGGACGGCGCGTGCGAGCGAGCAGACAGCGAAGAACACCAAGCGTCTCGTGGACGCGGTGGGTACGGGCGGGCTGGCGTTTACCTGAATGGAGTGACTGGTGCCGATCGAGGTGCGTGAAAAGTTCGATTCGCGGCGGCTCACCAAGGGGCAGAACCCCTCGGCGGAGTTGTCGTTCATCGTCCTCGGCACCGACGACGCCATCGCCGCGCGGGACGCCTTGGAGGATGAGTCTGATGCCACCTTCGCCGGCCTGGCACGCCAGAGCGTGTCGATCGAACCTCTCGGCCCCGAGCTGTGGGACGGCACGGTGCGCTACGGGCAGAATCAGGGAAGCGCCGAGCCTGGGACCGAGGCCGTCTTCTCGTTCGACACCGGCGGCGGCACGCAGCACATCACGCAGTCGCTGGACACTGTGCATCGGTATCCCGCGCCCGGCGTTGGCGCTGCGCCCGACTTCAAGGGCGCGATCGGCGTCAGCGCCGATGGTGTCGAGGGCGTGGACATCACGGTGCCGGTGTTCAACTTCACCGAGACGCACTACAAGCCCGACGACGAGATGACCCAGTCGTACCGGGCCGTGCTCTTCGAACTCACCGGCAAGGTGAACTCGGATTCGTTCAAGGGCTTTCAGCCCGGCGAGGTGCTCTTCCTCGGGGCGTCGGGGTCGAAGCGTGTGCAGCTCGGCGAAGATGCCGACTGGGAGATCACCTACCGGTTCGCCGGGAGCCCGAACGTGTCAGGTCTTTCCATCGGTCCCATCAACGGCATCTCCAAGAAAGGATGGGAATACCTGTGGGTGCGCTACGCCGACCAGGAGGACACAGCGGCAAAGGCGATCGTGAAGAGGCCGATCGCGGCGTATGTCGAGCGCGTGTACGAAGACGGCGGCTTTGCCGCACTGGACCTTGAGTAATCCCACATGGGCGATGACCTCCGCAAAGTCCGGCCCGGCGATCCGCTCCGCGTCCCCGCGCGGGCGTACAACGCCTTCGTCGATGCAGCCCTCGATCTCAAGCGCCGCCAGCAGGATCGTTTCTCCGGCGAACTCCGCGATGGCGCACGCCAGCATGGCGTCGTGCCTGTGCGGAATGACACCGGATCGGACCTCGATCGCTACCACGTCATGGCCATCGACGGGCCTCTCTTCCCACCCGGGGATGAGGGACCGGAGAAAACCTTCCAGAACCGCATGGCCCTGAAGGGCATCGAGCCAAATGAGGAGACGCCGCCGGGGCGATTCGTGGTGGCCCGCGAGCCGATCGTCGCCGGCGAGATGGGCATGTGCGTCATCCACGGCGTCACGCCGGTGCGGCTTTACGTCGAGGAGGAGGAGCATGCCTTCGCTGACATCAAGCCCGGCGAGCGCGTGCTCGTTTCAGGCGGGTCCGGCGGCACAGCGATCCTCTGGAAGGAAGACGGCGTCGGCGAGAAGTGGGCCGTGGTGGACATCGGTCGTCCCCGCTCGGACAAGATCGTGGCCATCCTCGGGGAAGCGACCGAGATCCAGGGCGAGCGCTTCCGCTGGCGCTACCTGTGGGACGAAGCGGCCATCGACGGCGACCCGGGGAGCGAGACCTTTGGGCGCTACATCAAGGTCGAGAACGGTCTGTCGTCCGACGGTGATCCCGACAAGTATGCGATCAATCGCTTCGAGAGTCACCACAGCGACGTGCCCGAGCAAGACCCGGAGGGGACGGACGGTTTCGGGGCGCTCAAGTCGCTGTTCATCCCCGGGCAGCTCGAGAACCCCGGCGGCGATCAGGGGTACTGCCCGCGGAAAGCCGCGATCCCGATCCTGCGTCCCATCTTGAAGGGTGTGGCCGTGCAGATGACCGCAGAGCGCGACACCCGCGGGGGCACCGTGTGGTGCTTCCAGGCTCTCAACGGCATCGAGTTGGTGGAGTTCGACGTTCCGGTGTGGCTCTATGTCTGAAACCCAAACCCCCATCCCAGTCGATCTGGAGGCCCGCCGCGACCACGAGCGCGGCAAGTACGTCGCGCTCGCCGGCACTCGCTACGGCTCCAGCAACCACGGCCAGCACGCTTATGCCATCGTCCAGGCGTTCAAGCCCCGGTTCGTGGTGGACTTCGGCTGCGGCCGGAACCTCTTTATACAGCACCTGCGGCGGCTTGGGATCGACGGGCTGGGAGTGGACTTCGCGTTCCCCGAAGCGGACATCGTGGCGCCCATGCACCGCGTGCCGGTGTCCGCGGGCATCGCAGATGTCGTCACGTCATTCGATGCCCTTGAACACCTGCTCCCCGAGGAGGTGGATGAGGTCTTCGACGAAATGCGACGGATTGCGGTGCCGAGCGGGAGGTTCGTGTTCTCGATCTGCACGCGCGAGAGCAAGACGAAGGTCAACGGCGAGGGGCTTCATCCGACGGTGCGGTCCCGAGCGTGGTGGTTGGAGCGAATCGGTCGGGTCGGCAAGGTGGGCCAGGGAAGTGGCGTGCCCAAGTACATCACAGGGACGTTCAATCATGCGTGAGAACAGTGGCGACATCGCGGCATTGCAAGCGGGGCTCAAGCAGCGCAAGCCCGCGCGTTCGGGCGTGCGGCTCTACACCGCCGACTTCGATTCCATGTCCCTGTGCGATTTCTACCGGGGGCGTTCGGCATTCCTGATGCTCTCGGGGCCGTCGCTCAATCAGATCGACCTCGCGCAGCTCAACCGGCGCGGCATCGTCACGATGGCTGTGAACAACGCATGGACCCTTCACCGCCCGACGCTGTGGACCTGCGTGGATGATCCCGGCCGGTTCATCGACACCGGCTGGAAGGACCCGGGCATTCTGAAGATCGTGCCCGTCTCGCACTTCGACAAGCGGCTGCGGGTCCAGAACCCCGACGGGTCGTTCCGCGCCAGCGCGTTCAAGGTCCGCCAGATGCCTGGCGTGCTGTTCTACCGGCGCAGCGACCACTTCGACCACAGCCGGTTCCTCAAGAGCGACACCATCAACTGGGGCCAGGACGGCGAGCACACCGATTCGCTGGGGATCAAGGGCAAGCGGAGCGTCATGCTCGCGGCGCTGCACCTGCTGCACTATCTGGGCTTCCGCTCGGTGTACCTGCTCGGGTGCGACTTCAAGATGGCCGGCGATCGCAAGTACGCCTTCAGCGAAGATCGCACGAAGGAAGCGATCCGGCACAACAACATCCTGTACGAGTCGCTGCAGAAGCGGTTCGAGGCGCTCAAGCCGCACTTCGATCAGCACGGCTTCAAGGTCATCAACTGCTCACCCGGCAGTGAGCTGGGAGTGTTCGAGCGCATGGAGTTCGCAGACGCCATTGCTGCGGCTGGCGCGGAATGCGGCAAGGAAGTGGACACCGCCGGGTGGTATCAGGCCAAAGAGGAGGCGAAGAAGTGAGCGACGAACCACGCCGGTACTTCCTCTATATCCCAGTCTGGGCATCAACCAACGGCGGCGGTGGCGGTTCCGGCTCCGGCAGTTCCTCATCTGAGGGATCGTCGTCAAGCAGCAGTTCATCGAGTTCGTCGTCATCGAGCAGTAGCTCGTCCTCCTCGAGTTCCAGCGGCTCCTCGTCGTCGGGTTCTTCGTCGAGCGGATCATCCAGCAGCGGGTCCGGTTCATCCAGCGGTTCGGGTTCATCCTCGGGTTCCGGCAGCAGCGGCGCGAGTTCGTCGGGCGGCGGTGGGTCAAGCGGCAT